AGGAGGCAAGCGATGTATAACAAATCGGTTTTACTTAGCACACAGCCCAGGTGGTGCTTTGAAATAATCAACGGCAAGGACACCGAATTACGCAAAACAAAGCCTAAATTACAGCCTCCTTTCAAGGTGTTGCTATACTGCACGAAACCGAGCGTTAAGGGTAGATATTTTGTTGGTGCGTTGGGCTTTAATTCCGACGAATTATACCGCACCCCCTACGGAAAAATCAAATACGGCGACAGCGTAGAACTTATGGCGTGTGGTAGCGAAAAATACAGCAAGGATAATTTCCTTAACGGTAAAGTCATAGGCGAGTTTATATGCGATAGGATAGACGAATACAAGTGCGAATTTGTGGACGACGATTGTTTGGAAACAGTGCACCTCATAGACAGGGAGGACTGCGACGACGAGGATTATCCAGACCGAACGATTATTTGGAGCAACGAGGGCGATAATTACAATTTTAGCCCTGACGACGAAATTATAAAGGGCTCTCGTGTTTCATACAAAGAGTTAAAGAAATACATAGGCTACGGCTTTAATACCTTTTACGGCTGGCATATTACCGACCTTAAAATTTACGACAAGCCGAAAGAGTTAAGCGAGTTTAAGACCTTTTGCAGGAATGCGTATTGTCAAGAGGTGTACGGCGATAAAGAGTGGTTTTGCAAAGACGGATATGCCCCTTGTGCCGTAACGGACAAGAAAAAAGAATTTCCTTATAACGAGGAGTGTATATATTTTGATTGTCCGAGTTGTGGAGGCGAAAGTTGCGAAAATGAAGATTTTGCGTACTGTTTGTGTGAGGGGCGTAAACCTGTTTTAAGGGCTCCGCAGTCTTGGTGCTATGTGGAGGTTAAGTAATGAGCGAGATTTTATATCGAGGCAGGAACAGTAAAAAGGAGTGGGAGTATGGCGTGCCGTTGATTTGCGAAAACTCTCAAATTGCCTACATAACGCAGTTATTCTCATATAATGCAAGAGTCGATATTGAAACAATAGGCAGATATATCGGGCTTGAAGATAGAAAATGCCGAAAGATATTTACAGGCGACATCTTAAAGGACGAGGACGGCAAATTGTACCTTGTTGTAGAGGAAACAACACGAGTAGTCCTTAAACGCCAAAATAAGCGTGTTACGACCTGGCAATATACGCACAAAAAGGAAATTGTCGGGAATATACACGACAACCCCGACCTTTGGAGGTGGACTAAATGAACGTTATAGAATGGTTTTTCGGCTACGAGGCGATAGAGTTTTACGGAATGCCCTGCTGTGTTTTAGGGTTTTGCATAATGTGCCTTTTGTGCTTATGTCTCTTAGGAATTGTGCTCGGCAGTGTATATGCTTGCACCGCCGATATTATCAGGCGAATTACTCGTAAAGTAAAATCGAAAAAAGACGACAGGAGGCAGGACAAATGAAACTAGAATACAAAGACTATCTAATAACCAAAAGGCAAAAAGTCTTAATGACGCTCGCCCCTTACTTAGAACTATTCGGGATTGAGGGCGACTACCAAATAACCGAAACAGGCGGCGAATATCTCGTCTTAGACGGACAAAAGATAGGTTGCACATCAAATAGTATAGACGCAGTATTTCAGGAGTTTATTGCCTATATTTTCGTCGAGTGTTATTGCAGGCACCGCTCACTTGGAGCCTTTGAGAAACAAGTATTAAAGCAAATAAAAACATATTGGAGGGATTAACTATGTTAAAACTTAAAGAAAATGCGAACATCGAGGAACTTGTAGGCTTAGGCTTTACGAGTTTTAAGGTAAACAGGGACCAGACGAATTATTATTTTGCCGTCAGGCGTGGAAACCACGTTATTATCGTGAACAACAAAACACGCACGCTGACGCTCGATAATATCCACGACAGCGACAGCCGTTTACACGCAAATATTAAGTGGCAGAACAAGACCGCTACCGTCGAGGACGGCGTTTATCTGCTTGCCAACGCAGGATTGATTGAGAGGGTATAAAATAAGAGAAAAGAGAGGATTTTAGTATGGGGTATGTAGGCACAAATAGACCAGCAGGGAGACCTAAACAATTTTATAGGTATGAATTGCCAAGCGGTGTAGTTAAAGTCGTAAGGGCACAGTGTGCGGACTTTAAGCGAAAGGAAATAGCGATAAAACAAGGCGGAATCGCCGAGGAAATATTGCAGGTTTACATAGCAACCAACGAGGCAATAAAAAGGGCTCTCGGGGAAATTGAGGAGCCCTGCCGTGATTTCTTCCTGTCGGACATCGCCGAGAATAGAGGCTACGACAAGAGCCAAAGTCAATGGTTGCTGTCGCATAATTCATACTACGCCCGAAAGCGTAAGGCGATATACGATATTGCCAAATTCCTGCTCTTAATTTAAGCCTGGCAAGTTACAGGCAAGTAAAAAGACGGACAATCTACTTAGTAGATATAACTACATAAATTGATTATTATAAATAAATATATACTACTATGTAGATATAATACTACTAATAAAAACCCATTAACTCTCTCATAATCAATCAAGCAAGTTAAAATACACGAGATTTTATTTGTTAAAAAATAATTTTCGGGTAAAATTTTAAGTAAATACTATGATAAACTTATTATAGTGCCAAAACCCTTAGAGGTTAGAGCCCTGCTCCCAATAGGTCGGAGTGGGGCTTATTTTGTTTAATTTGAGTATATAAGGAGCGATATAAAACAAAATGAGCGATACAAAGAAACCCACGACAACTAAAAAGGCGACGACAAAAAAGAAAGCCGAGCCTAAGAAAGAGAGAAAGCCTAATAGCGGACAGTTTAAGAAAGGCAACGAGATAGGCAAGGAAACTCGCTTTAAGAAAGACCACGATTTGTCTTGTAAGTATAAGCCTGAGTATTGCGATATGTTGTTAGAATACTTTTCTAACGTAGAGAGGGAAATTATATACGAGGAGTTTTATTTTCCTGACGGCAGTCTTAAAGGTAAGAGACCTGTGCAGGTATTACCACCTAAATTGCCAACGATTGAGGGCTTTGCGACTAAAATAGGCGTGATACATCAAACGCTATTGAATTGGTGCGAGCAATACCCCCAATTTAGTAACGCATACGCACGAGCGAAACAAATACAAAAGGACATCATAATGACGAATGGTGCTCAAAAGCAGTATGATAGCAATTTTTCTAAGTTTTTGCTTATGAATAATCACGGAATGGCGGAGCAGGTTAAGACCGATACGACATTTAAGGTGGTTATGGACGACGGTATAGACGAGGAAAGCAACTAATATGGCTGAAATCACTATAAGACTTGGTAAGCCGCAACCAAAGCAAAGAGAATTTATGCTCGCAACCAAACGCTTTGTTGCTTTTGGCGGAGCGAGGGGCGGCGGTAAATCGTGGTCGGTTAGAGAAAAGGCTAAGAGGCTTGCTATCAAATGGGCTGGCATTAAAATCCTTATCGTGCGTAAGACATACAACGACTTACGAGACAACCATATTTTGCCTTTACAAATGGACTTGCCTACTGAATTTGCACCTTACAAGGAGGTAGATAAATCCTTTGTATTCCGCAACGGCTCTCGTATTAAGTGTTGTTATTTTGATAACGATAACGACGCTTTACAATATCAGGGGCAGGAATACGACGTTATTTTCTTGGAGGAGGCTACGCAATTTACGGAACTCGTCTTTAACGTTATGAAAGCGTGTTGTCGTGGTGCAAACAATTTCCCTAAGAGAATATACCTAACCTGCAACCCCGACGGCGTGGGCTTTTTGTGGGTTAAAAGGCTTTTTGTTTCCCGAGATTACCTCGAAAACGAGAATCCCGACGATTATATGTTTATACAGTCGCTCGTTGACGACAACCAGGCGTTGCTCGAAAAAGACCCCGAGTATGTTAAAATGCTTGATTCTTTGCCTCCTGAAATGAGGGAGCGTTGGCGTTATGGCTCGTGGGAGGTTTGCGAGGGGCAATATTTCGGCGAATTTAGACGAGAGATACATACTTGTGAGCCGTTTATTATTCCGCCCGAGTGGCGTAGATATAGAGCCTTTGACTATGGTTTGGATATGCTCGCTTGCTATTGGATAGCGGTTGACAGCCTGCATAATGTTTATGTGTATAAAGAACTGTGCCAGAGCGATTTACCTATATCAACCGCCGCCCGAAAGATATTAGACTTTACCAACGAGGACGAGGACATCTATTTGACACTTGCTCCTCCTGACCTCTGGGGGCGTAGTCAAGAGACAGGAAAAAGCAAAGCGATTCTATTCGGCGAGGCAGGCTTAACCCTTGCACAATCGAGCAATGACCGAGAGGCAGGGTGGCTCGCCATAAAGGAACTGCTTAAACCCGACGCTGAGGGGCAACCTCGCTTACACATCTTTACGAACTGCAAGAAACTCATTAAAAACTTGCCTGAACTGCAAAGAGACGAGAAACGCCCCACCGACTGTGCGACTGAGCCGCACGAAATAACCCATAGCCCCGACGCTTTAAGGTATTTCGCTATTTATTGGACGAGACCTGCACCGACGGCGGCGGATAAGAGAGTGTATTATCGCCCTGACGAGTTAGAGGATTACAGGCGAGCACGCTCTCAGGAAGAAAGAGACTTAATAATTAAACGCAAGGGAGGTAAACCGTTATAATGCGTGTTGATAAACAAAACAAATTACAGTTTTTTAAGGACTTGTATGACAACGCCAAAAGTAAACAGGAAACAATCTTAGAGGATTACGAAAAATGGCGTAAGCAATACAAGGGTAGCCTTGAAATCGACGGCGGAGCGGAGGACGCAAAGACAGGTAGAAACATTACCTATGAACTCTTAGAGAGTCAATTTTCGAGTTATTTGCCAACTACCGCCGTAACGCCTGAAATCTTTTCCGAAAGGAACGAGAGGAACGCCAAGAGTATCGAAAAACTCTTACGAAACAAGCGTAATCGCTTGCCGTTTGAGAAACTTAACGATATGGACGAGAGGTATTCGCCTATTTATGGTGGCAGTATTTGGCTCGTGGAGTGGGATAACTCCATAAAGACGCATAACACTGTCGGCGACGTTAAGATTACTATTTGGAGCCCCTCTCATTTTGTAGGACAGCCTAAAATTTACGACATCGACGATATGGAATACTGCTTTATCCACTTTGAAACAACCAAAGAGGATTTAATGCGTAAGTATGATGTAACGCTCGATGTAGCCGAAGAAACCGAGAGCGAGGACAACGACAGCGACGAGACCGCTACCGTTGTTGTTTGCTATTACAAGGACGATAACGACAAGATTTGCCAATATATCTGGTCGGGCGATACGGAATTGCAGGACATTGAGGACTTTTACTCTCGTAAAAAGTATATTTGCAAGAACTGCGGAAAGCGTAAGGAACTCTGCAACTGCGATAATCCCGATTATGAAATGCAGGACGACGAATACGAAGAACTCGACCACGATATTGTGTTGACGGACGGCTCCGTTATTCACGCAAACTCGCCTGTAATGAAAGACGGACAGGTGGTAACGGAAACGGCGAAACAGCAGGCTTTCTTAGAGGACGGCTCCGCCGCTATGGACGAGGTAAACGGTATATTGATACCGCAGACGATAGATGTGCAGGTGCCTAAAATGGAGCCTACGAGACTGCCATATTATACGCCTACTAAATTTCCTATCGTTATTCGTAAGAATACCTCGCAGGAGGACTGCCTACTCGGGCAATCCGATTGTGAGTTTATCCGCCCCGAACAGCAGGAAATCAACAAAATTATGTCTCGTATTTCCGACAAACTTATGAAAGCAGGCGTTTATCCTACCGCTCCCGAAGATTATGCAGGGCAATTCGATAACGGACTTTATGAGAACGTTATAAAAGTAGGACAGGACAACTATAAACTGTTTGGACGAATTGATTTGCAGGTAAACATACAGCAAGATATTGAAATGGCGGAAAGACACTACGACCACGCTAAGCGTATTTTGGGTATTACCGATAGTTACCAAGGACAAGCCGATAACACAGCAACAAGCGGTAAGGCAAAACAAATACAGGTGCAACAGGCCGCAGGACGACTTGACAGCAAGCGTAGAATGAAGAACGCCGCCTACACCGAGATTGACGAGATTATCTTTCAGTATTTCCTTGCTTATGCGGACGAGCCGAGAGTCAACTCGTTTAAGGATTCTCAGGGCAGACTGCAAAACGCTACTTTCAATAGATACGACTTTATCGAAAGAGACGAAAACGGCGAGTATTACTATAATTTCTCTTATTTATTCGATACGGACCAGACAGGCGATGTCGAAAAATCAAGAGAGACTATTTGGAGCGAAAACCGCTTGAATTTCCAAAATGGCTGTTACGGCAACCCTCAGGAACTCGAAACCTTGCTTATATTCTGGCAACAAATGGAAAAACACCATTATCCCGACGCAAGAGATATGGTGGAACGCATAAGGGGTATAATCGAGGCTCAAAGACAGGCTATGCAACAGCAAATTGCACAGCAAAAGGCTGAAAACGACAAACTTAGAACACAAAAGATAATGGCGGAGGATAAAGCCGCAGGAGCCGAGGGATATATCGACTATCTTAAAAATTTTCAGGGAGGTAATAGGTAATGGCTAATCAAGCAAAATACGGCGAAAATCTTAGTTTTTTCACTGAAAAATCAAAGCCAGATGTCAAGACTAAGACTAAAAAAGAAGAAAAGGCGACAACTACCACGCCTAAGGCGACACAGCAACCGCAGGGAGGCTCCGCAGGTAACTATGGTGTAGGCAACCTTTCGAGAGGGGCTCTCAATATTTTGTCTCAGGTTTTCGGCGGTAGCGGTAAGATTAACGCCACTCCCAAAACGGCGAGTTATGGTGCGAATATAAAGAAAAAGCAGGAGGACACCAACAATGGCTAATAACATTTTTAGCAAGTGGTTTGATAATTGGAAAGAATCAATCAACAAAATCAAAACAGGGAACGGCACCTATGCAGGCGGTATAACACAGTGGATAAATAATATTTTGGGTAAGAATAAAGGCGATTCTACCGAAAACAACGGAGGAACAACCACGCAAAACATTACTCAATTAAATGCTCCTGCCAACGTTACGCCAACCACTACGACTTATAGTGCAAATGTCAGTCCTGAAACTGTTAGCACGGAGGGGGTTACAGGAAATCCTACGACTGCACCCACCAACACCGAGGGGGATAGCACGGAAACGCCTACCACGCCTCCTGCGACAACGCCTACTCCTGCGGAGCCTACGGCTGAAACGCCTATGACCTACGAGGAATATATCGCCTCCGAAAAAGAGAGGGCGGAACAAGAGAGACAGCAGGCTCATAGAGACGCTGAACTCGCTAAGGAGCGTGCTACCGTTGACGCTCACGCTGACTACGAGCAAAGCAAGGCTACATACGGAGCAAACGCCGAGACTATGGCTCAAATGGGGCTTACAGGCGGCGGTTATAGTGATTACCTTAACGCCCAGGCTTACGCTCAAAAGAGAGACGATATTCAGCACGCTAACGTCGTAGAGGCGGCGACCAAACAGGGTGCGGATAAGACTTATTCCGATACCATTGCAAACCTTAACGCTCAGCAATTCGCTTATAACCAAGAGCAGGAAAACTACAAGAGCGGAATTTATAACACTTTATTTTCCGAGGCTCAAAACCCTAAC